TGAATGCTTGTCAAGCAATATATTAGTATTTACATGGGTACGTTTCAAACGGACAGATAACACGCATTCTCAATGGTTACGATATGTTATTGTCAATAATGACCTGTCAAATTCAGGAACTTCAGCCTAAAGGCTCCCGCCGCCGGGCGGTAAACCGGGTCCGGGGTCAGTGCGCGATCCGCCGGGGTGAGGGCCGCCCCGGACCCATCTTCTCCCCGAGGGGCTCCCCATGGCCTACACCAAGACCTCGATCGCAAACCAGGCGCTCTCCGAGATCGGCAAGGGCCTCGTCACGAGCCTGACCGAGGACTCCGAGCCCGCCCGGATCATCAACGCCGTCTTCGACGACATGCTGGACGAGGAGCTCGCCAAGGCGGCCTGGACCTTTGCGACCTTCAGGGCCGAGCTCGCCCCGCTCGCCGAGGCCCCGCCCTTCGGGTGGGCCTACCGGTTTCAGCTCCCGGCCAACCCCTACTGCCTGAGGGTGCTCGAGGAGGTGAACGGCGCGGACTTCCGGATCGAGGGGCGGAACATCCTCTCCGACTCCGGCACCCTCAGGATCCGCTTCATCGGCCGCGTAGCCGACCTGAATCTGCTTTCGGCCAACTTCGTGCGCGCCTTCGTCTTCCGGATGGCGGCAAAGCTTGCCATACCGCTCGTGGGCTCGGGCGAGCTGCGCGACCGGATGAACACGGAATACGTGCTCGCCTTCGCAAATGCGGAGAGTGTGGATGCCATGCAGGAGCCCGCGGGCGAGCAGGACCAGGGCTCCTGGATCGACGTGCGGGGAGGCTTCTGATGGCGCGCGGAACGCCGATCATCACCGCCTTCACGGGTGGGGAGACGACGCCGCTGACCGACGGGCGGGTGGACAGCGAGGGGTATCACTTCGCCTGCGCGACGCTTAAAAACATGATCGTCAACATCCAGGGGCCGGCTGAGAAGTGCCCGGGCACGCGCTTCATCCGCGAGGTCAAGGCCTCCTCCGACTTCACCCGCCTGATCGAGTTTCAGTACGCCGCCGGCGACAACTATGTCCTTGAGCTCGGCAACTACTACATGCGCTTTTTCACCCAGGGCGGGATCGTGATGAGCGGGGGCAGCCCCTACGAAATCGCCACCCCCTGGCAGTCGATCGATCTGGATCTCGTGAAGTTCGTTCAGAGCGCGGATGTGATGTATTTCGTCCACCCGCTCTACCCGCCCCGGAAGCTGACCCGCCTCGCCCCGACCAGCTGGAGCCTTGCCGCGGTCGATTTCATCCGCGGGCCGTTTCTGGATGCGAACGACACCGCGACCACCGTGACCCCCTCGGCCACCACCGGCAGCATCACCCTGACATCGAGCGCAGCGCTCTTCAATGCTGGCCACGTCGGGGCGCTGTGGAAGCTCATCGGCGATTACGCGATCACCGGCGCGATCGCTGCCGCCGCCCAGACGGTCGGGGTGATGACGCTTTACGCCGGGGAGAAGATGATCGTCTCGCTCTCAGGCACCTGGACGGGCACGGTGACCCTTGAGCGCTCCTTCGATGCGGGCGCGACCTGGCTTGCCTACATCGCCTACACGGCCAACGCTACCGCCGAGATCGCAAACCTCGAGGACGGGGTCCGCTACCGGCTGAATGCGACCGCCTGGACCTCGGGCGCCTGCACGGGCCGGCTCGCCCAGAAGGACCGGGCCGGGTACGTGAAGATCACCTCCTACAGCTCGCAGACCGTGGCCGGCGCGACGGTCCTTGAGCCGCTCGCCTCGACCGCGGCGACCGCCAAGTGGGCCGAGGGCGCCTTCTCCGCCTTCAGGGGGTACCCGACCGCGATCGCCTTCTACGAGCAGCGGCTGCTTCTGGCCGGCACCGGGCATCGGCCCTCCACGATCTGGGGCTCCTATGTGGATGATTACGAGTCCCACGAGAGCGGCGCTACCGACGCCCACGCCTACGCCTACACCCTTGCCGGCGGCAAGGTGAACCGGATCATCTGGATGGTCGGCCACAAGGTGCTCTTCGTCGGCACGGTGGGCGACGAGTGGAAGTTCGGCTTCGCCGACGAGCCCACGACCAACACGAACGTCGACGCCAAAAAGGAGACCGAGCACGGCAGCGCGCCGATCCAGCCGCTTCCGATCGAGGGGGCGGTGGTCTTCGCCGAGGCGGGGGGGCGTGCGCTGCGGGCGATCGCCTACAACCTGGACGAGGACGGCTACCGCTCACCGCGGATCTCCGACCACGCCGAGCACCTGCTCCAAACCGGGATCGTCGGCATGGCACTGCAGCAGCAGCCGACCCCGATCATCTGGATGTTCTTGAACTCGGGGGAGATGGTCGCCTGCACCTTCTCGCGGGCCTACCGGATTGCGGCTTTCTCGCGCCGGATCCTGGGCGGGGCGGTCGAGAGTGTGGCCGTGAGCCGCGCGAACGACCGCGACGAGGTGTGGGTGATCGTCAAAAGGACCGTGAACGGCACGGCGCGCCGCTACATCGAGCGCTTCGACACGAGCCGCTGGGAGCTCCTTGAAGATGCGTTCTACGTCGACTCCGGGCTCTCCTACGACGGCCCCCCGGCCGCGGCGCTGGCGGGCCTCGACCACCTGGAGGGGGAGACGGTCAACATCCTCGCCGACGGCGCGGTCCACCCGCCGCGGGTGGTGACCGGCGGGGTGATTTCCCTTGACGGCGAATACTCCAAGGTGCATGCGGGCCTGCCCTACCAGGCGCTTCTGAAAACCAAGCGGATCGAGTTCAGGACGCAAAGCGGCACCTCCCAGGGCAAGCCGAAGCAGATCTTCAATGTCGCCGTGCGGCTGCACCGATCGCTGAACTGCCTGGTCGGCTACGACGAGGCGAAGCTTCTGCCGATCTTCTTCCGGACCACGAAGACCCCGCTGGGCGAGCCGCCCGCGCTGTTCTCGGGCGACAAGAAGCTTCCCATGATCGACCGCGGCACGGATGACGGCCACGTGGTGGTGGCGAACTCCGACCCGGTGCCGTTCACCGTGATGGCGATCATCCCGACGATGTACGCCTCCGAGCTTTAAGGAGACCCGCCCGATGACGATCACCCTGACACCCGATCAGATCGTAAGCGGCCTGGTGGGCTTTTTCACCGTGTCCGGGGCCGTGGTGTACGGCCTCAAGAAAAACGGGATCGTGAGCTTCGGAACCCCCAAGGAGCGGCGAAAGTGCGGGGACCCGTGCCCCGAGCACAAGCAGGTGATCGAGAGCATCGCGGTCCTGTTCAACAAGTTCGACGGGATCGACAAAAAGCTCGACACGGTATCCGAAACCGTGCAGCACATCGCGGGCTACCTCGAGGGGACCCGCTCGCGCGGAAGGTGAGCGATGGGCTGGGGCGATCTGATCGACATCGGCGGCAAGGCCTTCGGCCTGTGGTCGGAGAAAAAGAAGGGCGACGAGGCCGAAAAGCAGGCCGAGCACCAGGCGGCGGAGGGCAGGCGCGCGGCGCGCGAAAACCGGGAGATCAGCCTCTACGACGCCTCGGTCGCCACGGCGGATGCCATCGCCTTCGATCAGGCCGCGGCCGATGCGGTGGCCGTGCACATGGTGCGAGTGGACCGGGTGCTCGGGGCGGCGCGGGCGCGCCTTGGAAAATCCGGGGTCTCGGTCTCCGAGGGCTCGGCACTCGAGGTCCAGGAGCGGATCATCTCCGAGGGGGCACGGGACACCGACGCGCTCATCCATAACGGACGCACCGGCTACGAGCGGCGCCTTTCGGCCGCCGAGCGCTACCGGCTGCTGGCCGACAAGGGCCTGCGGGACGCCGCGGCGCACGCGACCCTGATCGAGCAGGCCGGCCGCGCCGAGCAGATGGGCCACTACTATGCCGCCGCCGGCCGTGGGGCGGAGCTCTTCTTCAGCCTGGGCAAGTCCGAGGGGTGGTTCTGATGCGGATCCCGGTCTACGAGCGGCAGATCGAGCGCGGCGGCCAGGGCCCGGCGCTCCATTCGCTGCCCGGGGAGCGCACCTCGCCGATGCGGATCCCGAGCGGGGCGGCGCAGTATGAGGGCCTGCAGGAGGCCGCCGAGCGTGTGACCCGGATCGGGGCGAAGATCAAGGAGGCCGAACGGGTCGAGGAGTACAGCCGGGCGCTGGTCAATGCCAACGAGGGCATGAGCCGGATCCTTCAGGAGATGAACGAGGACCCGGCGCTCGCCGAGGCCCCGCCCGACGAGTACGAGAAGCGCTTCGGCGAGCGCTCCGCGGAGCTGAAGCAAGGGATCGCCGCCGGCATGCGGGATGCCGAGGCGCGGGACGCCTTCAACCTGCGCTTCGACGATAAGGCCGTGGACGGACGGATCAAGGTGCGGGCTCTCGGCCGGGACCGGATGATCTCCCGCGGCCGGACCTCTACCGACGCCCAGCTCGACAGCCTGGTCAACACGATGGTGCGCACCGGGGACGTGAACGCGCTTTCCGAGGGCGAGTCCATCATCGCCGGCAAGGTGGCGGCGGGGTTTTTCAGCCCCGAGGAGGGCGGGCAACTGCGGCAGCGGTTTTTGAGATCCGCCACGGCCGGCTACTGGGAGCGGCGGATCCTGGATGCGCCGGCCCTCGCCTACGAGATGCTGCGGCAGAACCCGGAGAGCACCCGGCACCTGGAGGAGACCGACCGCACCCGGCTTCTGGCGGCGGCCAAGGGCGCGGCCGAGAAACACGAGCGGGACACCACGCGCAACAGCGCCTACGCCGAGCTCAAAACCCGCTTCGGCAAAAACCTCCAGGCGGCGGTCGACCACCTGGAGGACCCGCGTAACTACCGCGACATGGACTTGGACGACCGGCGCTACCTGATCGCAACCTTCGATGCGGAGATCACCCGCGACCGCGAGCGCGCAAACCAGGTGCGGGTCGAATCGGCCCGGGCCGAGCGGCGGCAGGTGGTCGATCTCATGCGAAAGGGCGACTACGACAAGGCCGTCGAGCTCGCCTCGGGGTCCGAAAACCTGCCCGGGGAATTCGTCGAGCACGTCTACAGCGTGGCCAGGCGCGGCAAGAACGCCGATGTCACTGACCCTCAGGTCTACACGAGCCTGATCGAGGGGATCCACAAGGGCACCGTCACCGGCCCCGAGCAGATCGACGCCTACCGGCTGCGGGGGCTCTCCAACGACGATGCGGACAAGCTCGCGGGCAAGGTCGATAAGCCCGAGCGGCGCGGCTACAAGGAGGCGATCGACTACGCGGAAGCCAAGTTCAAGGCCCTGTATCCTGCGAAGGACGACAAGGAAAAGCACCTCAAGTGGTTCGAGTTCGTGAACTTCGTCGACCGCGAGCTCGACTCCGCCGAAAAGGACAAGGGCCGGCGGCTGACCCACGAAGAGGCGCGGCGGATCGTCGACTCCTGGATCGACCCCCAGCTCGAGGAGGTCGACTGGTGGTTCGACAAGACGCGCGTGCCCTTCTTCGACCGGCCCTCGGCGCGCACCGACGGTCCGGGGCGGATGCTGCGCGGGATCCCGCCCGAAGCGGTCAAGGGGATCGAGCGGCGCCTCGTGGGTCTGAACCTTCCGGTCAGCGAGGAGAACATCCGGCAGTACTGGATGAACAACCAGACCGAGTTCGTCAAAGCGGGGCGGTGATGAGCGACTTCTACCAACCGAACCTCTCGGGTCTCAAGCGCTCCGACGGGAGCGTGATCGGGGCGGGCAAGCCCGGCGCTGCGTCCCATGAGGCCTCCGGCGGGGCGTCCGGGCCGCTCGTCTTTTTCGACCCGTTCGAGGGCGAGCGCGTCGAGATCGAACCCGACCGGGAGCGGCCGGCGCTCACCTTCGACCGGCTTCTCAAGATACCGCTCGAGTACGGCCGGCGCGGGGCGCGCCAGTTCGTCACCTCCCAGCGGATCGGCGCCGAGGGGATCCCCTCGGCCGACTACGAGAAACCCCTCGATGAGGCCAACCCCTACTGGCGGGAGAACCTGATCGAGGACGAGCCCGACGCACGGGCGGAGTTCCACACGCTCCTTGAGGGCGGCATGCCCGAGGAGCAGGCGCGCTTTCGGGCGGCGCGAAACTGGTTCGACCGCCGGCGTGCGCGAAAAGCCGAATGGCTGCGCATCGTCGAGGAGAGCGCGGTCCTTGAAAACGCCCCCGAATTCACCGGGAGAAGCTCCGGGCTTCTGGAGGATGTGGTCGGCACCATGATCACCTCCGCCCCCGGCACGGCCGGGATGCTCGTCTCACCCGCCCTCGGGGTCCCGATGATCTACTACCAGATGCGCGGGGCGCTTGCCGAGTCGATCGAGCAGTCGGCGGCGGCGCGGGGGATCGAGATCGACCCGGAGCGCACCTTCCGGGCCGCCTCGGCCGGGGCGCTCGCCGCGACCCCCCTTGAGGCGGTGGGCGAGCTTTTCAAGATCAAGGCCATGGTCGGAAGCGGCCCCTGGACCCAGCAACTGCTGAGGATCTCCGAGGCCTTCGGCGGCGAGGCCCTGACCGAGTTCGTGCAGAACTACCCGGAGACCGCGGCGCTGACCTGGGCGCTCAACCCGGACCTTCCCCCCGAGCGGCTGACCGAGCACATCCGCGAGGTGCTCCTTTCGGGTGCGACCTTCGAGGAGGGGCTCTACGACGCCCTTGTCGGTGGGCTTGCCGGCGCCGGGACCGCGACGGCCGGGCTGTCCATCCACCGGATCGCGGGCCGGCTGATCGCCCCCGAGCAGCGGCGCATCGCCGAGGAGCGCGAGGAGCGGATCCGCACGCTCCTCTCCTCCGAGGAGATGACGGCCGAGCAGCGGTCCGAATTCCTGCGCCTTGTCGGCTACGGCGAGGAGGAAATCGCGGCCGCCCCCGAGGAGCAGGTGCGGGAGATCGTCGCACAGGTCAAGGCGCGGCTGCTTTACCAGGCCGCCCCGATCGAGTCCGAGGAGAAGAACCTCCTCAGGGGCCAGCTTGAGGCCGGCGGGATGCCCGCGCACCTGCGGGACACCTACCTCTCCATCTGGGACGGCATGGCGCGGGTGGCGGCCGAAGAGGGGTTGATCGAAAAGCCCGCGGACTTCTACAGCCAGTGGCTCTCCGAGGTGCGCTTCGCCGACACGGTTGACAAGCTCGCCGGCTCGTATGAAAATGCTCTAAGAGAGGTCGAATTCAATGAGATTCAGGAGCCGTCGAAGTACCGTCAGCTCGAGATTGATTTCTCTCGGCCGCAAAGCCCGCCGCCGGCGCAAAGACCCCCTGCGCCGACCCTATCCCCTTTCGTTCTCCGGACCCGAATGGTCACCACCGGACACCTCCGGTCAGGCTCCCTACGAATCGAATCCCCCGCCGACGCGGCAAGTCTCCTCGCCCACATAAGAAAAGGCGCCCAGGAGTACCTCTACACGGTCGCAACCGACGAGGCCGGCAACATCCTCGAGGTGCACCGCTACACCAAGGGCGTGCGCATGGCCTCCCAGGCGAGCGCCACCGAGCTTGTCGGCCGCATCTTCAACACGGCGGGCGCAAGGCGCGTATACGTCGCCCACAACCACCCCTCGGCCCAGGACACCGAGGCGAGCCGCCAGGATGTCGAGCTTCTCGCCGTGATCCGCTCCGGGCTTGTGCTTCGCGGGATCGAAACCGTTCCGATCGTCATCTCCGGCACCAAGTACGGCACCTGGGACCCGGCGGGTGCTGAGGCCCAACTCGGGCAGGCGGTAAACGATCTGCCGATCCCCCCCGCCCTGCGCCGGCACCTCGTCCCCGAAAAGGAGCGCATGCTCTCCCGCAGCGGCCGGGGCCCGAACGTTAAAAACCCCCAGGAGTCCATCGCGGCCAAGCTTGCGGCCAAGGGGCCCGGCTGGGAGGGGGTCCAGCTTCTCACCACCAAAAACGAGATCATCGGCTACGTGGACCTGCCGGTCGGGGAGAAGCTTGGCGAGGCCGCGGCCAGGATCGTCGCCGAGGTCGAGCGCGGCAACGCGAGCGGGATGATCCTCTTCAACAACGGGCCGCTCTCCGACTCGCGCAAGGAGCTCGTCCGCGGGCTCTACCATGCGCTGGCCGATGTCGCCGTCCACGACGTCATCTTCGACGACAACACCTCCATGGGCGGGGTCGCGGGCCTCACCGGCCCCAAAAACGCGGAGACCGGCGCCCAGGGCTACCGGCGCCTGGCCGCGGACACGAGACTCTACCAGGCCCATGAAGCCCGGGCCCCCCGCGGGGCGGTGCACAACCTGTTCGAAAACGCCCCCAAGATCATCGAGCTCTTCGAGGGCGCGGACCCCTCGACCGCGATCCACGAGACCGGGCACCTGATCCTTGCCATGATGTACCAGGCCGGCTCCCCGGATTACCTCGCGGCCGCCAGGTGGGCCGGCGTTGACGAGGAGCGCTCCTTCCAGGGGCTCGAGGCCTGGAGCGAAGAGGAGCACGAGCGCTTCGCCAAGGCCTTCGAGCTTTACATGATGGAGGGCCGTGCGCCCACCTTCAGGCTGCAGCAGGTCTTCCGCCGGATGAAGGAGGTTCTCCTTCGAATCTACAAAAGCCTCTCCAACCGCTACTTCGGGGACGTGTCCATCGACGAGGAGATCCGGGGGCTTTTCGACCGCTGGCTTGCGACCGAACAGGAACGGGCCACCGACCCGGTCTGGGAGGTCGCCGAGTGGCTGCGCGCGGGCGACGAGGAGCTTGCCGAGACCGAGCGGATCCGCCGCGAGGAGATGTTCCGGGCGGCGCACCCGGGGGAGACCGCCGAGCTCGAATACGAGGAGCTCCTGGCGCATGCCAGAAGCCAGGTCGCGGGCGAGCTCGCCCGGCGCGAGGCCCTGCTCGAAAAGGATCTGCGGGCGCAGTTCAGGAAGGAGGCGGAAAGCTCGATCGCGGAAGACCCCTTCTTCCAGATGTTGGATGAGCTGCTCGAAAACGGCGGGATGCGGCTTTCCTCGCTTCAGGCCATGTACGATCGCGCCTACATCGCGGACGTCATCCGCCGGCGGCCCGGGATTGTCGGGAAGGACGGGATCTCCCCCGACATCATCGCCGAGCAGTACGGCTACCGCGACATCGACGGCGTGATCCAGGACATCCTCAACCGACCGACCAAATCCGAGGCTGTCAAGGAATATTTCGAAAGCCTGTGGCGCGAGTACGAGGCGACCGAGCACCTGAACCACGCCGGCCTCTACGTCCAGGCCCTCGATGTGGAAATCGAAATCCTGAACCGGCTGATGGGGAAAACGGCCCCGCCGGTCAGACGGGATTTGAAGGGCGTCATCCGGGCGAAGACCGGCCAGGTGCGCACCCCGGACTCCCGCCGCCTGGCAGAGGACCTGAAACGCGACGCCGCTATCGCACGCACGGCCTGGAACGAGGCCAGGAAGGCCGCGCGCGAGGAGTTCAACGGAAAGCTCTCCGCCGAGAAGCGCGCGGCCGCGGCAGGGCAGCGCGCCGCCGCGCTCGAGAAGATCGCAGGTCTTCGCATGAAGCACCGGGAGGACATCCAGGCGCTTCGGGCCCACTACAAGGCCGCCCGGCACAAGGAGAAGGTCCACCGCCGGATCGGGCGGGTGATCAGAAACCGCTCGATGCTCCCGGAATACAAGGCCCAAATCGTGAATTTCCTCTCCCGCTACTACCGCATCCCCAAGCGCTGGTCCGTTGAGCCGCCCGAGATGACGCTCGAGGAGTTCATCCGCGCGAAGGAGACCGAGGGGGAGACTGTCGATTCCCTGATCCAGCTTCTGACCCTGGTCCCGCCGCCCAAGTCCAAGGGCTTTTTGACGGCCGAGGAGGTGCGGGCCGTGGGGGACGTGGTCGATGCGCTCGCGCACATGGAGCGGGTCGAGCGCAAGGATGAGCTTCTCACCCAGAAAGCGGCATTCCGGGAGGTGGTGAACGAGCTTGTCGGCGCCATCGCAGGGGCGCACCGGGTTGCGGCCGAGGAGCGGCACCCGCTTGAGATCGCCCGCGAGCGGCTGGGCTTCCTCGCCCAGGCCCGGGAGTCGGTCAAGGCCTATTTCGCGCAGCTTAAAAAAGCCGAGTTCATCCTGCGCGCGCTCGACGGCTGGAAGGATTTCGGGGCGAACCAGAAGCGGCTCTTCGAGCCGGTCAAGCATGCCGAGGACGCTGAACTTGAGCTCGGCCGCGAGTACACGGAGAAACTCAAAGCCGCCTTCGACGGCTTCGACGGGGCCTGGGCGCGCAAGAAATACCGGATCCCGGGGCTTTCCGCCCTCATCACCAAGGAAGAGATGATCATGGTGATGCTGAACTCCGGAAACGACGGCAACCGCGCCGCGCTGCACGCGGGGAATCAGATCTCCCAGGAGGTGATCAACGAGATCGCGGGCCGGCTGACCGGCCGCGAGGTCGATCTGGTCTATCGGGTCTGGGACATCATCGACTCGCTCTTCCCGCGGGTTAACGATGTCCACAAGCGGCTGACCGGGGTAGCGCTTCGCAAGGTGGACGGGAGATATTTTCCGCTGGTCTTCTCGAAGAAGCTCTCCTGGCGCGCCGGCGAGCATGAGGCCAAGCGGCAGATCGAGGACATGTTCGCAAACGAGTACATCCGCCCCAAGGTCGAGGCCGGCCACCGGCTCGAGCGCAAGGGCGGCAAGATGGGGGTCGAACTCACCTTCGACGTGATCGGCCGCCACTTGCAGAAGGTCGTCCACGACATCACCCACCAGATCCCGGTCCGCGACGTGCAGCGGCTGATCCTCGCCCCGGAATACCGCGATGCGATCGGGGCAAGCGTGGGCGAGGACGCCTACCGCCAGCTCATGCCCTGGCTGCAGGGGGTGGCCCGGCCGCGGCGCGAGCCCATGACCATGCTCGAGCAGTGGATCGGCCGGATCCGGCGCAACACGACCGTCGTCGCCCTGGGCCTCAAGGTGACAGTGGCCGAGCAGCAGTTCCTTGCGATCACGAACACCATGAACGAGCTCGGGGCCCTTCAGACCATGAAGGGGATCAGGCAGTTCTACGGGAACCCCTGGCGCGCGCGGGATTTCATCTACGAGCGCTCGCCCTCGATGCGGGCGCGGCAGAGGACCTGGGACCGTGAGCTCGAGCAGTTCTACGGCCGCTTCAACCCCAAGGAGTGGAAAGGCTCCCAGGCCGTCAAGGACAGCTACTTCGCGCTGATCGGGATGATGGACCAGGCGACCGCACTCCCTTCCTGGCTTGCCGCCTACGATGCCGGGATCGGCAGATTCGGCGACGAGGCCAAGGCGGTCGAATATGCCGACGGGGTCGTGCGCCGCACCCAGGCGACGGCCTCGCCGAAGGACCTCTCCGAGATCCAGCGCGGGGGCGAGCTCAGAAAGCTCTTCACCTCGTTTTACACGTTCTTCAACGCTTTCTACAACCTGATGAGCGAGACCCACGCGCGCTACCGTGCGGGCTCGATGAACCTGCCCCAGCTCGTCAAATCCTACTGGCTGCTTCTGGTCCTGCCGGCGGTCCTCGGCAGCGTCATCCGCGAAAAGGACCTCGACCCCGAGGAGATCCTGAAGGCCGTCTTCTCCTACGGCATGGCCGGCATGCCAGGGATCCGGGACCTCGGAAACGCCTTCATCTCGGACTACGGCTATTCGCTCTCACCGGCCGAGGGCCTGGGCAAGGAGATCCACTGGGCGGCGAAGAACCTCCAAAGCGGCCACTTCGAGAAGCTTCCCAAGCGGGCCGTCATGATCGGCGGCTACCTGGGCGGGCTGCCCTCACAGCAGATCGTCATCACGGCCGAGGGCGCGCTGGACCTTGCCGCGGGCGAAACCCGCAACCCCTTCAGACTGTTCTACAGGAAGCCCAAGAAGGAGAAGGACTGATGGCGCTTAGCACCACGAGCAACCGAATCGTTTACGCCGGAAACGGCTCGACCGTCGATTTCAGCTTCCCCTACTACTACATGGACAAGGACCACGTGCGGGTCGTCCTGGTCCTGGCCGACGGCACCGAGGAGGTAAAAAGCGAGACCACCGACTACACCCTGACCGACCCGAGCGAATCAGGCGGAACCGTCTCAATGCTGGCCGCGCCCGCGGCGGGGGAGAAGCTTTCGATCTTCCGCGAGGTGCCGCTCACCCAGGAGTTCGAACCGGTCGAGGGCGGGCCGCTTCCGGCGGCCGAGCTCGAGCGCGCGATCGACAAGGCGGTCATGGTCATGCAGCAGCTCCAGGACCTGGTGGGCCGCTCCCTGACCCTGGGACCGTCGACGGGGATCTCGGGGCTGCGGCTGCCGACGCCGGCGGCGCAGAAGATCCTCGGCTGGAACGGGACGGGCGACAACCTGGTCAACTACATGCCCTCGGACATGTCCCTGTTCGTCCTCTCGCCTCTGGGACAGACCCTTTGCGCCCAGGTCGCCGCGGCGCAGATGCGGGCGGTCATGACCGCCGCAAAGCGCACGGTGATCGAGGCAGACGTGACGCCGGGGCCGACCTACGACAACACGGACCCGCTGAACGAGGCCTTCATGGCGGCCGCCGCGGCCGGCCCGGGGGCGGTCGTATCCCTGCCCTACGGCCAGATCCGCGCCGATGGGCAGCTTCTCTGCGACGCGGAGGGGGTCACCGTGGAGGGGGCGGGAACCTCGACCGGAAACGAGAACTACGGAACGGCGCTCGATCTCAGGTACTCGGGCGGGCACAAGATCATCCTCGGAAACGGCGCCACAACCCGGAACGGGGTCCGCTTCACGAACATGCACATCTGGGCGGGCGACGGCGGCGGGACCTACGTCTTCGAATCCCGCAAGGTGCGCGGGCTTCTTTTCGACAACATCACCTTCGGCGGGGTCTACGGCTTCCTCAAGGCGGGGCGGGCGAGTGAGGCGACCGCGATGCTGGTCTTTGCCAACATCGAGGGCAACATGAAGTCCGCCGGGTCCCCGGTCCATGAGCATTTCGTCGATTGCATCAACGTGCCCGGTATGCTGTTCTTCTCCGGTTTCGGCCATGTGGAGGGACACTCCACGATCCCCGCGGGGAGCTGCTGCGTCAACTTCGGCAGCACCAGTGTTGCCCCGGACGGGTTCCAGATCGGGCAGTGGACCATGCGGCTCTTCGACCGCATCTTAAACTTCCGCTCGGGCCTTGCCAACGGGTTCGTGCTCGGGACGATCTGCGACGGCTTCAACAGCTTCGGCCTCTATGCCGACACGGACGTCGGCGCGATCAATATGCTCAACATCGTCGGCGCCCACTTTGCCGGGACCGCCGCGGCGAAGCTCATCAACTCCGTCGGCATGGCCATCTTCAGGACGACCTTCAGCGCCGGCGGGATCCAGCTCGGGTTCAACAAGACGCTCGACTCCGGCAACGAGGGCATCTGGCTGACCGGGGCGATGGACATCAACGTTCGCGGCAACTGGATCAAGGATGCCGGGCAAAAGGCCAACAACACGTATGACGGGCTTCGCATCGGGGCGGGGGTAACCGGGCAGGTCTGCGGGAACAACGTGATTTCAACGGCCGCGAACAAGGTACGGTACGGCACGATCGTTGAGTCGGCGGAGAACGATCTGATCGTAAGGGACAACCTCTCGATCGGTCATGCGACCGCCGGGATCCACAACCCGAACCGCGGCAGCGCGGCCCGGAGGATCGTGCGGGGCAACACCGGCCAGGGAGTCCTCGGCAAGTACGTCCTGGGCAACTGGATGCTCGAAAACATCACCGCGCCGGTGGCCGACGGCGGCTTCCTGCTGCCTTTCACCGGCGCCAGCACGAGCGCCTACAACTATATCGCGATTCGCCGCGGCCGAATTGTTGGTATTTCGGCCAGCGTGAACGCCGCAATCACCGGCGGCAGCCTGGTGGTCAAGCCGGGGATCAACGGCGCCCCCGGCGCGGGCCTCTCTGTTACCCTCAACTCAGCCACCCAGTACGCCTTCGCGACCTACGCGGACGGCTTGGCCTTCAACGCCGGCGACATCATCTCGGTCCGCTACACGACGGACGCATCCTTTTCGCCGGGGACGCTCGATGCCTTGGCCTTTTTGGAGGTTGTGGACGATTAGGAAGGGGCTTTTCGTTCACCCGGCTGCAGAAAGCTTATGGACGCGGTAGAGCCTGAGGCGCAACTCGAGCCTTGCTGCCAAAGTGCCTGCATGGTAGAGATACGCCTTATCAACGGGCCCAGGTCGACGCAGGAACTCGCGTCTGGGTTTTAACGGCTACCGATTCGGAAGGCGAGGTGAGGAGGGGTGCAAGCCTGGGACCGTGTCTGTTTGACAATCCAGCCAGTAATTGATAAGTTTCGCTTGGGAACATGGGGGATCTCGGTATTGCCCGTGGGGGGGGTGTTTTGTTTTTACAGCTAATCTTTGTATAATCGGACGAAGTATCAGTGCTCATGAGTGTGAAGCTAAGACCGGATCTTTGAGGGTTAATTTTTACCATCTTCATTTTAATAAAAAACGCGAAGCCAAGCAAGCTTCTGGCCCCATGTAGAGTATTTTTTGAGGGAAAACTTCTGTACAAAATTTAGGTGGCAAAATGACAACTGCTGAAGCTCAGGTATGTTTTCAAAAAATTGAAAAAAAAGTTAAAAGAAGGCGCAACCTTAAAGCCATTATTATGGTTGAAACTGCTAAAGAGCCTCTGGTTAATGTCAAGTCTGGTCATCAAAGAATAGTTGTGAAAGCTGACGCAACTCGTGGGCGCAAGGCAATGAAAAAGGCCATGCGAAACTTTAAACAAGAGAGAGTAAGCAGAAGACCAGCCTGGCCGGGCCTAAATAATGAGTAGCCATTAGAAGGGCCATAAGTATGCTCGAATACAATCCTCTGTTTGAGAAGCTTGTCTTAGGAACCGAGGAGGATTCTCCAGATCGTTTAATCGCCATTCTCGCATATGGTGAATATAAGCTAGATAAATATGAATACTTCAAGGCCTTCAATGAAAGGCATGGCACCAATCCCAGTGCTGAACAAGAAAAAGACTATTTATTGGCTTTTAACGATAGACGCCTAGACGAAATGCGCTCAAGCGCTGAAACCCGTCTCTACTCTTTTGCTGATGATTTTTTACAACAACAGATTGAAGACATAAAGCTCAGCGCTGTTGAAAACAGTATAGCCCAGCACGTGGAGAAGTCAGGCAGAGATCTTCTGGATAGAGTTAAAAAGCTTACCAACTTCAAATTGGGCATTGTCGTTTCCGCTTTGGGCGCTTTCCTTTATACCCTTTTGGTGGCGATATCTGTTTTTACTCTGACCGTAACAAATTCGGATTCAACGGTCGCCAAACTCACGAGAGCGATTTTAACCGATTCGCAGATCGTAGTTATGGACAAGACCAACAGCAAATAAAGCCCCCTATCTCACCCTCCATTCAACTTTAGAAATTTTCTCATCCCACCTTGACCTGCAGAGCTTTTAATCATGGCGAAATACCGTGGAGTTTATTTCCTGTTGTAGGTGTGTTGTAGGTCGATAAAAAAATAATATTGAAATTATTCGAAAAATATGGGTAGGTCGCGGGTTCGACTCCCGCCGCCTCCACCATTTAGAAAAGATAGACCCGCCCACTAACCGCGTCCGGTTGGTGGACGGGTTTTTTGTGCGTATTGTCATCGACTTACGTCGCTTTCAGGGTGGCGGCGCTGCCGCCAGAATCACTACTTTTTCGGGAAACTTGTCATACCCCCCTTCTCTTTCGCCTCAAAATTCTCCGCATTTTTACCCCCATTCTCCGGACCTCGTCCGGTGTCTTGCATTTTTTCCTGCAACCGCTGTTCGGCGATCTCGTCTGCAAACTGGTTGATACGCTACATGATTCCGTCAAACAGGTCGTTGATGTCCATGGTCGGTGGCTCCTCGTTTTAGGTTCTGCCCTTACTTACTGGGTGGCGGCGGGATGTGTCGAATGAATTTGAAATTGCGGTGTCGGACGAGAATTTCCGCAAGGATTTCAAGGTCGTGTTTGACATTTGCGGCCTCATGGGTGATATATCAAGTGATGAATCGGGCGTTATGAATTGTGCCCCCAGTACATCAGTAAATTCAGCAAGGAGAAATCCATTGGACGAGCAACACAGTATGGCGAGGCTGGTCCGTGAGCTTCGGAAACTTACCGGTCTGACTCAAGAAAAGTTCGCGGCCAAGCTCGGCGTGACCTTTCCCACGATCAACCGCTGGGAGAACGACCGCGCCAAGCCGTCGCCGCTGGCGCTGGAGAAGATCGAAAGTCTGCTGCGCAGCCTTGGGGACAAGGGCGAGGCCCTGTATAAAACGTATCTTGGGAAGAAAGCGTAAGCATGACCATCGAGAAGACCTTTGAAGCGCTTCTGCGGATCATGGATGAGATGGACGATGAAGAGAGCCGCGCCGTACGGGAAGGGCTCGATGAGGAAAGTCTCGCCGTATTCGACTTGCTGAGAAAGCCAAACCTGACGTCCGGTGACATCAAACGCATCAAGGCTGTGGCGTTGACCTGCTGGAAACGCTCAAGGCGGAAAAACTGCGGATCAATCACTGGCGCGACAAGGAATCCACCCGGGACGCAGTCCGACTGACGATTCAGGATTATCTCTGGAGCGAGCAAACCGGGTTGCCGGAAACCTATTCAGAGGAGGACGTGCGGGACAAGACAGAGGCGGTTTTCGTGCATGTTTTCCGGGCGTACCCAACGGTGCCGTCACCCTACTACGCCAGCATGGCGTCGTAGAGAGTAGCGAAGGACAACATGAAATATCAGCCACCCTACACCATCATCCCGGCGATAGTGAATCTGGTCGCCGAGATTGGCGAAACCATCGGCCGCTACACCTTGCTGGCCGAACAGAACCTGACTCCGCGCCTGCGCCGGGAGAACCGCATCCGTACCATCCAGGCCTCGCTGGCCATCGAGAACAACACGCTCACCCTTGAACAGGTGACCGCCGTGATTGAGGGCAA